TAGCACCTGAGATGGCAGAAGGGAATCGAACAGGCTCAGCTGATAACTGGCTTCGTTCTTTGCCAGGGCCACCAGCTCACCCTCGAGCCCTGCCTGCATGGTAGCTACGGCCTGATGATTAAGTTCGCGTACGCTGCCCAGTAAACTCTGCAGACGATTAACGGTGAAGCTCTCCGGAGGCAATCTGTCCAGCGCATCCAGCAGGCGTGCCGACAGTTCTGCGTCCGTCTCGTTGAGCAACTTCACCATTCGGTTTGCCACGCCAGTGGCATAGCGGCTTAACCAGACGGAGTGTGCGATCGACTCATCGCGCAGGCTTTCGTTTACGGTTGCCATATCAGCCCCCGGTCAACGTTGGTGCATGATTGCGAAGCGCATCAATTACCTCGTCCGGACTGTCGGCAGGGTCAATGAGATCGAGCTTCTGTAGTGCTCGAATCATATCGCTATCGCGCAGCGCACCGGACTGCCAGGCGTTGACGATTGCCGTCACCATGCCCGACTCAGCAACCTTCGCAATGAATTCCTGATTGATGGTGTAACTCGTCGTTTCTCCCTTGATGCCCAGGTATTTCGCGCACCAGCCAAGCGCCAGCGTATAGGCTTCAGAAACGTTTGAGACGCAGATACCGAGCACTGATGTTGAGGATGTTTGCTCACCGCTCGCTTGGGTTGCCGTCTTCGCCGTGGCGTTCTGCTCAATCAGCCGCGCGCCAAGCTGCACCATGTAATCGCGCTTGCTGTCCATGGCCTCTTTAGCAAGCATGTTCGGCTGCGCCTGGGCATAACCAAAGGATCCCTCCTTGGGAAGCAAAAGCGGTGATCGGGAACCAATTTTCACCCCCTTCTTTTCGAGGTGATCGCGCCAGTTGGTATCAAGCCCGGTCATATACGGCTGTACCTGGCCACAGAACCACACGCTGTCTTCATAGTCAGCACTGTTACGGTAATGTCCGTGGTTTATCTCCACCAGCGCAGCCAGCGGTGAATCATCGATAGTAGGATCGTTATTCTGAGCACCGACAAAGGTGAACGGGATTTCGTCCCAGTAGTCCATTCCTTTCGGCTTAGGGTGGTACTCACTGTCAACGGTGTAGGTTCCGCCTGCAGTGCCACCAGCCCGGCGCCATACCCGGCAGATGAACCGCCCTTCTTCCAGCGCCAGCTCTCGGTACTGGATTTCATCCTTGTAAGCGTAACCATCCGGCTCTTCTACGCATTCACGAAGGACCACCAGCACCAGTTGATCGCGCCCATTGATACGCTTTGTTCGCCAGTTAGTGATGTTCTCTGCCGGATAGCGGAGGATGATCGCCTCATCGGAGGCTTCTGCGTAATCGACATAAAGCCCCTCTCGCGCAACTTCCAGCACGTTCTCGGCCACCAACTGCGACTGCTGATAGATGCTGGTGCCGGCCCCGTCAGCATTGTCCAGCAGGTATTTCAGCTTTTCAGGACCGTTAAACGTGGGGTCCTTGCGATAAGCCATCCCAAGCATGCCGATCTTCGTATTGCCGGCAATGGCATAGAACACCGCGCGACTCAGATAGTCTTCGTTGCGTTTGCGGTTACGCGTGGATTTATCGGTTGGGTCGAGATACGGCAGATATTTATTACCCGCTGCCTTTACAGCCTCAGCTCCTTTGCAGAAGTCCCTGTATTTCCTCCAGGCAGCAGAAGCCGCCCGGTGTTCTGGTCGCACCCAGGTGATGTCGTGGTTTGCCATATCAGAAAGTGGTGTCCATGGTGATTGAGTATGCCGGTTTCACGATCGGGTAATCCTTCACGATGAAGTATCCACCAGCATCATTGGGGTGATCGTTATCTGCTGATTTATCCGGTTCGCCATTTGCCGCCCAGATTTGCTGCTCGAGGCTTTCGGTGTAAACCGGGCAGTTCTGAACGTTCACCAGATAGCGGCGTTCGCCGTTGGCGTTGCAGAACATGGCATTCATCGAGTTGATGCGGTCTTTAACCGGCGGGTTGGCATCATCAACAATGACGCTAAACCCAGCATCGTTGAGCTGGGCAATATCGGTCTTGCTGGCGTTCTGGGACTTGCGGGAGTCGCCAGAAGCATCCGGATAGATGTAAATCTCCCGGTTCTTCACATAACGACCATCCTCATATCGCCAGAACTCTTCTTGAATGCGCTTGATCATCGCCGGAGTATCGTAAACCTTCACCAGTTCACGTACCGCACGCGGCAGGCCATTACGCTTTACGTGAACAATCGCGGCCATTTTTCCCACGTTGAAGTCCATACCGATGAACAGCGGATCCCCATCCTGAATCTCGTCAGAACAGTTATTTAGCTTGCGGTTGAACGTGTGGTAAATGGTCCCGCTGTTAAGGTTGGTGAACTTCCCTCTCAGGTATGCCTGAATCAGTTCGTCCGGATAAGAACTCAACAGCGACGGGATGTAATCCGCGGGCAGGTTCTTCGCGTTATCGAACGTGCTGGCCTGTATCAGACCGTACAGGGCCGAGAGCTCTGGTTTTTCACGCACCGCCTTCACGAACTGCTGGTAGACGAATTTAAACCCTTCCGGCGTGGTAGTGACGTCAATACCGTTACGCAGCCCATCAACCTTATAACGCATACGGGCTATGATTTTTCGCCAGGCCTGCTGTGCTTTAGCAGTCGCCATCACGTCCAGCTCATCCACCATCGCATTACCGATTTTGAAGCCGACTATCGAGCCGGGTTTCTCCATTGAACGGCAGATGGTTGTCCCACGGTAGCGCCGCCCCTCGTAGAAGTGAACCTCTTTGTTCCCCTCGTTGATTTTGACGCTCAGGCCCCAGTCAAAGGCCACCTCTTCAATCGTCGGGTAGAAGATGTCACGAATCTGCGGGTACGTCGGCGCGAAATAGCCTTGGTTAATTTTCGGATGCTCCCACATCCCTTTGCAGATGCCGCCACAACCCACCCACGTCTTACCGGAACCGAACCCGGCAACGTAGGCTTTGAACTTGTGTTGCATTGCGAGGAAGCGCGCCTGAGGAATGTTAAGTGTCGGGCTGATCCCCATCGTCTGCCCTCGCATCTACTACGTTGATATTGATTGCAACTGGCGTTGGTTCATCGTCCTCACCATCACCGGCCAGCTCTTTACGGAGTTTTTCCACCTCCAGCTGCCGGCGTTCGATTTCAATCTGCTGCAGGCGCTGCGCGAATTCACTATCAGCCAGGCCAAGGCGCTTTATAACAGCTTCAAACATGCGCTCACGACTGATGGCTGTGATTTCAACGCCGTTCTTGCCGACCTTCACGCCGGAGTATGCGAGCCGTGAGACTTGAGGGAGTTTCCGGGTGTCCGGGAAGTAAGGCTGGCCAATGCCATCGCCATTGCAGCGCGGACATTCTGGATTTGGTTCTCGGTTATGGTCATAGCCGTAACCGCCGGAATCTTCGGGTTCACGTCTGTCACGCTCAACAGCCTCGAGCCTCTTCTCTTCGAACTCAACTGCATCGCGCCACTGGTAGTGATTACCGAAGCCCCAGCAGTAACGGCAGGCACCGCGGCGATACTGCGACAGCTGATTGGCATCGAAGGTAGCGAGCTGCCACATCTGCGCGAGAACCTCATCGGCACTGCCAAGCGTGCGCGCAATAGAGGCTTTTTGCTGCTGCGCAATGGCCTGCGCAACGTTAGGATTCGCTATGAGCTGACGGCCATAGTTCGGGTCACTATAACCAGCACGTGCGGCGGCAGCGGTGGCGTTGTTGTCTTTAAGGTACTCCGCGACAAATAAGCACTGCTGAGCTGTAAGTCCATCATCATCCACCAGCTCATCTGCGCTTTTATCTTTCTGCGCAGTGCGCATTTTTTTCTGCGCAGGTTTTTGCGCAGTGTGCGCATAAGGTTTTTTGATATATCGACGGGCGGTAGCGTAGTTCAGTCCCTGCGCTTCACACCATTCCTTTGGTGATACGCCGGTTGCGGCATGTTCGGACAGGAACCGTTGCTGAAGCTCGCCCCAGTCCGGTTTTGCCATAAGTTCCTCTGGTCTTTATCCGTAAGAAAGTAGATATTACTGACTTAAATTGATGAGGTGCTCGCGACAAAACATTTCTTGTTTGTCGGTGAGTACCATTTGACTACCTCTGGAGAGATTATGGATGCGTTAAAGTTTTCAACATTGTCCCGCATGCTTAGTCAGCACGGTGAAGATCTTCAATTCAAAGCAGATAACCTGTTTGAACGTGTTTACAATTACTGGAACAAGTCGCAAACACTTAACTCAAAGATAAAATTTTCCAAAACTGCTGATGGACTCGAAATTGTTATCCCACAGTGTGATTTTCACTGCTATGGAGAGTCCAGGATAAGGTTCTACGATTCTAAACCTGTTAACGAGATTACGTTTTTCACAAAGGGAAACGATAAAAAATTACCCTTTGTCGTTTTTCGTATCAATCAAGATAATGAGTTGAGCGTTCCCGGCAATGCTGAGGCACCAATAGTAGATCTAGACTACGCAAGGTCAGTGGAAGAATATTTCATGAACGAGCTAATTATGGCGGCCTCAAAGGCCAGTCTTGTATAGCAATCCAAGCCATTAAAAACGCCACTAGAAAGTGGCTTTGTGATGGTATAAAAAACCGCCCGAGGGCGGTTGTTCTGTTAACAGAAGTGCTTCAATCGAAGATAAATTTTACAGAATGCATTTCAGCTAATTTTTCCAAAATTTTCAACTTAGTAGCCTTACCTTCAAGGAATTCTAAATAAATTTCCGATAATTCATTCCACAACTTTGTTAGATTTGTTTTTTTTAGCTGTCCTTCACACATAACCCACGCCGAAAGTGCATCATGCCAGCATTTTTTGAGTTCAATCATGGCAACTATCGCATCTTGATCACCATCGAAACGGAAGGCTTTTTGCGTGATTGCGATATTTACTCTCTGTGCAGTTAATGAATTCCACGTGTCAGGCATCATATGAACGGCGTAATCCAAAGCAAGTAAAGACCTCTTGAGTTCACTTCTTATCTTTGTCTTTTCTTGTTGTTTCCACGTATTGAGAGCTGCCCCTGCAACGATGAGTGTCATAACTGATCCGAAAGCGGCTACACCGGTAGCTATTGCCCCCCACATGACCCAGTATGCAGAGTCTCGTGTGGCGAGCAATGTCTCGAATGATATTAGATCAGTATCCATTTTACCCCCATTGTTTTGGGAGTGACTTTACATTAGTCCAAGCGCTGAGTCACTATAGCCATTATTAAGCCCACCCGCAGATGAGCTTTGTAATGGGCACAAAAAAGGCCGCTCAAAGGCGGCCTTTATTCGATTGCTTTTCTTCCATACCCGGGAAGATAGAGTTGAACCTCATCTATAATGCGGTTTCTGGCAGCGTGCAGTAGTTGTTTTCTGCCACCCACTCCCCATTTCGCCATCTGACTGGCGCACTGGCTTATTGCTTTTGTTTCCGTATTGATTACGTGGTCGATTTTGTTCAGGCGGGACATGGCGTCAAATCCCTTTCTCACCAAAGACTGAAAGGTCTGGTAAACCCTGATCTCGAATTCAGCACTAAGCCAGGCTGCATATCTTATTGCTACTAATTCTAAAGCCCAAACGCCGTGATTAAGGCCCCCATTGATGGTTTGTACCGCCGTGCATTTTTGCACTCTGGTCAAAGTATCGACAAAATTACGAACCTGCCGGCTACGCATAAACTGGCTTGGCCTTTGGTTTTCTGTGGCCTCACCGTTTGCAACGGCGGCAGCATGGAGATCATTAAGATTGTATCGCCCCTCATCATCAAGACGAACAGAAACACCGTTTACTGATACGGTTGGATAGTTCATTGCGGTTACCTTACTTTGAGATGAACCTTTGCCGCATAGGAAACCAGCCCGTCGAGGCTCGCCAGCACTAACTGACTTCCTCAAAGGCTCATTTCAAAGGGTTTGGTTCGACGTGGTTTGAATGCGCTGCGGTGCGCGGTGAAATGCGGATAAAAAAGCCCCGCAGATAGCGAGGCTTCGAATATTGGTTGCAACTCACACCAACATAGCAAAAACATACTTGAATCGTTGCATTTTGTCTACTTTTCCGTAAGTACATGATTTAAATGAGCACACTTTTTAAGCAAAAAGTTACGTTATATCAATTCACTGCATGCACTGATTGTTGATGTATTCCTGTAAATAGCCAACCTGGTTGGTCACTGTGACGATTCGCTCTCGGAGGGTGAAATAATCCCATTCAGCGGAGTCAGTAAGTCGGGGGCCGGTAGCATCGCCCATGCCGCTGGCGCCGGTCGTTCCGTTCGCGGGACATCTGGCGTTGACGTGCAGCCCACACTTACCAGAGTTAACGCAACGCTGCAGATCTTCAAGCTGAGATTTCGCATCAGCTAATTCCTTCGTGTATTTGGCATCCAGCGCAGCGACATCTCGCTGGCGAGTCTGCATGTCTTTGATGGTGGCGTTCGCCAGGGTCAGTTGTTCGGTAGCTTTATCGCGCTGGTCTTTGTAGGTGATGGCGTTGTCGCGGTAGTGGTTAATCGCCCAGGCCATGGAAACCAGCAGGCAGATAACGACAGCGCAGATGATTGCTGTTAAACGGCTCATTTCTGACCCCATTCGCAAACTTCACGCTCAATCTCGCGTCGGGTGATCAGCCCCTTCCACTGCTTGCCACCGGCATATGTCCAGCGCTGCAGTTCTTTGCAGGCGTCCGGCACATCACCGGAGTTCAGCTTCTTCAGCAGCGTGGAACTGGCGAAGGCACCAGACCCAACGTTGTAGGTAAAGGAGTAAAGTGCGGCACGGGTAGGCTCAGGGATGCGAACCTTGATCAGCGGGTCGATGGCATTAGCCACTTTTCGCAGATCTGCCTTCAGCAGGTTGTCGCACTCTTTGTCGGTGTAGCGATGCCCACGGCGAACGTCGGCGCCGGTGTGCCCATCGCATACAGTCCAGACACCGACAACATCTTGATAGGCGTAATAGCGCCGCCCTTCCAGCCCATCTGCATTGCCCAGCATGACAGCTGCAATAGTGATTGCTCCGGATCCGCCAACAATAACACTCACCAGCTTATTTCTGAGTGTCGGGTTCATCTCGGCTCCTGCTGCGGCGGTTGTCTTCGCGGATTTTGAAATAGAGATTCGTCAGATACGTCAGTACAGCGATGATGATGCCCACCAGCACGCCGATAGCGTTCCACTGCTCGGGACTGTAGGCATTCAGCATGCCGTTTAGGATGCTACCGGCTGAAGCGCCGTAAGCAGCACCGGTGGTTAGTTTGTCCATGCGATACATACTCTCACCTCGCGTAGTTAGCGGGTGCTGTGTGTTTGAAAAGGGTCTGTCCGTCGGGACGATTTAACAAGAAGGCGTGTCGATGATGGTTCTAGGAGCCTGAAATTAAAAAGCCAGCGACAGGCTGGCAATGTGAGGGTAAGGCAATGAACAGGATATTATTTAGAACCAAGCGACCTAGAAGCTAGCTAAACAGATGGCATTTGTGTAAAACGATGACATCAATCAGCAGGTGTTCATCGTGAAATACATTCGGTTAATTTTAAGGCTCATAACAGTATCACTTTATGTGTTTCTGGTTGTTTTTGGCTCTGGATTTGTAGGTTCGAGTACAGCCAATGCAGTTAATCTTGAAACACTTAACCTAAATTACTCATTAATCGCAAAGGACTCGGCGGTATACGCACTCTGCGCAACTGGTGCGACATTAGTTGTTCCACCTGTCCTATATTTAATCCAACATTATATCTGGCCGGTGTTGAAGTTTATCGGCTTGAAGATTCGCTTCTTCTTCCATGGATACTAAAAGGCTCGCAGCTGGCGAAGCATCGCTTATTTTTTCCGTTACAGCGCTAGCTCTTCAATAATTCATAAATCGCCAGAAGCAAAAAGCCCCACGGGGTTAACCGCAGGGCTTTAAACGAAGGCAACAACCCATCGTTAGAGCAAAATTACCACAGTTTCGGGAAAAGTAAATAGCTCACGATAAATTCACGCCCTATTTTGTAATTTGCTTAAGCTGCGTTTCAGCCCAAGCCTCTTCGATATCAAACTTGGTGATGAGCTGGTCGTAGAATGGCTTAACAGACTTCTTCCAGGTATCGAGGCTGATTGCATCCGTTATCTGACACACCGCGGCGTAAGCCTCAGTGGAAGGAATTCGTTCATATCCACGACCACTACAGCGCTTGCAATCAGCGAGTACCGGAACGCCCTGCTGTTCTGTAAGAGCCTGATTGATGGCTTTCCCACGTCCATGACAATCTCTACAGGCGCAACTGACAACCTTCTTTCCCTTACACTGCGGGCAGATAACGCGCGCTACTTCCCTGACCTCTCTTCGCACCTCATACTCAGAAGGACGAATATCCTCGACACCCATGTGCAAAGACATCTTCAAGAACTTCTTCTCTTTTGTCGGCGTGTGAGACTTCATGCTGAAAACCTCAGCGTCGATAAACCCTTCCCCGTTGCAGCCATCGCACTGCTTCACACTTGCGGCGCTGCGGGAATAGTCCTCGAACGCGAAAGTGGCCAGCTGGTGCATCACCATTGATTTAACCTCTGGATCCAGTTTGCGAAGCGCCGCCACCCGATTGCACCTGGTCAGCGCGTACTGCGCCAACAACTTAATCGCCCTCTCTCGGTCATTGTTGCTGATACCCATCTTCCCGAGAAAGGCGCTGTAACCCATGGCGGCCCGTTCCTGCGTCATGCCCATAGCGGCCATGATATCCGTTCCGGTTAATGAGTCTGACGCCGTTGCGCGCGGAGAGTCGCTAATCATTGTCGATTTGGCGAAGTGATATTTGAGGGTGTTTTCAAGATTCATGCGGTCTCCAGCTCAGTGATGGTGAGTTCTAACTTTCCGCCTTTAACTACAGGCATTTTCACAACGCGATAGTCGACAACCTGGCAGTCATCCAGCCAGAATCCCGCCTTGGTTAAAGCGTCGAATGCAGCTTTCTGCAGGTTATCCAGATCGCGGCGTCGGCGGTCGGGCATGTGACATTCAATTCGGATTTTGAGTGGTGCAGCTGTCCGAATATTAAGCCGGGCGCATCGAATGACGCTGGCGACTGCATAGCGGTACGCGACACCATCAGCGCTGATGTGAGTGCGTCCGCGGTTGTGCCGGTAATACAGGTTATTGCTCGGCGGCCAGGGCAAAGTGATTTGATATGTCTTCACGTTCACCCCCACATCCGGTTTCGCCAGCGACTGTCCGGGCGGGCTGGTGTATTTGAGGTCGGCAGGAATGCACTGACAGTCCATGTCACGTAATCCGGGTTAAGGCTGCGCTCAACGCGCACGCCTCGCGCTTTGTAACGCTTGACCAGCTCGTCGGCCTGTTCGGTGCTGCAATCGGTGTGGTGGAACCAAGAATGTCTCATCCCCATCACCCCGCAAACCCAAGCAGCTGCACGGCGACATTTTCAGCCTCATCACGACTGCGGAATGAACGGGACAAGACCCAGCGCCAAAGAACATCGAGCGCAGCTTTATAGAGCTGCTGGAACTCGAGCTCGTCCATGTTGGCGAAGGAGATGCTACGTGGATGCTTTTTGAGTGTGCCGTCAGGGAGCTGAATGGTATCAAAGTGCCCTGCCTCGACGATCACCCAGGAGCGGTAAGCATCGAAGGATTTACATAGGCTAATGCCATTCGTGACGCGCCGGTAAGCAACCTGCTCAAGATACTGCTCAGCAGCATCGATCAGCGCGCTCTCATTCCCTCCATAAGAAGCCAAGAACTTGGCGTAACCGCTGATCAGCTTCCGCTCGTTACTCGAGATAGCCCCGCCGGTTGGTTCCCAGTATTCAAAACCAAGATTGAGAAGCGCGAAAAAGCGCCGGTGGAATGCCGGGTTTCGTACCCGCCTGAACTCGGCAATAAGAACATCGCCGAGCCGGGTTTTGGATTGCAGGATATCGCTGGTCTCGGGCGTAGCCGGGATCAATATTCCTGAGTGGTGTTTGATAAGTTTTAATTCTAGCGCCATGGCTTTCTCCGTGGCGCATCAGGTATAGGGTGTTCAGGCCTATGAAAGAATAATATCAGAGGGTTGAGAGACACGGTAGCCTAGGTGGCGAAGAAAACGGGTTCCGGACGACAAATTAAAAATCCCTTCATCTTCGAGCAGCGGGCGACACGAGACCAGACCATTTCTGGTATAGACGAGGCAGCGGCTTTCAATCGGCACAGAGCCAATCAGTTTGCCGTCTGAACGCCTGATAATGTCGTACCATTCACCCAGCCCCTGCTCCTGCATCTCATTCACATCAACCTCCTCTCTTTGCTATCCAAATACGCTCTTCCGGCGGGGAGATCCCCTCAACACAATCAAAATATCAAAACCCGCAATTTTCCTAATAGGTTCGCCGCAAGAAAAAATCAGTTTTTTTACTGTAGCGTCTAAACCATACAACAAAATACTGTATACATAAACAGTATTCATTCGCCTTAGTTATGCGGCCAGGTACATGGCAAATTTAAAGAAACCCATTTATGATATTGATTTTATTGCATTAATTTTAAATTTCGTGAATATGGTGATCCTTACTTTCTATCACCTAAATCATACTGTCTGGTGGGGTCGCAAATACCAAAATCGATATTTGCCAACGCTATGATGGCTACAGGAACCTCAATAAATTATGTTTTTTTTAAACTGACACTCCCTGCCAGGTTGGTAATTTGTTGTGTACTAAGTTTAATTTTTAATCAATCCAATAGTTCAATTTTATTCAGTCAGGTGAGAACAGCAGCATGAATATGCTCATTTACTATTAAAAAATCATGGCTGGGGCTAAAGATTGACTACGATTGTGCCGAAGATTTAACTAGTGAAATCTGAAAGAGCTTCCTATGCGTAAGTATAGGTAAATCCAGACGTTGCCACTTAAAGATATAACATATTGATTTTATTGATTAAAATATCAAAAAGGGATTGAGCATGGGACTTTGGGATAGTATTAAAAGTGCTGCATTAAAAGCAAAATGCGCTGTTGGGATACATGGTGGTAATTTTCGACCAATTGAGGGTGAAACATGCAAATATTCAAAAGTATGCCCAGATTGCCACGAGACTATCAAAACTGAGAGGCACCAACTTGGAAGAGTGGAATATAAGTTCGAATACAAGTGCGTGACGGTTAAAAAATGTACCAAATGCGGTTTTGAAGAAGAAGGTGAAAAACACCAAGGGTACGAAAATGTAGCTGTTGACGACTTTTGTAATGTTAAACAACGCTGCATACGTTGCAGAAGTGAACGCATTCATGGAAAGGAACATACATGGTCATCAGCAGGCTCAACCCAGACACATCACTTATTCGAATGTTTGAAATGCGGGGCCAAGTCAGAAGAGAAAAAGGTGAATTTTAAGCCACGTTAATTTTCGGTATCGGCGTTCCATTTGCGTATATGCCCCCCTCAAATATGGAGGGGGTACTGTCCATACTGCTCTAATGTTGGTTTGGTATAAGAATTTTTGAACGAACCAGAGCTTTATCGAATGACGTAGTACTGTAACCATACCGTGCTACCTGCTAATGCTTCACTTAGCTCTCGACGCAGGAGCCTTGTCGATGATTTCAGTTGGCTTTCGTGGTCCCAATAGATATCACTTATTTGCCTTTAATATGAAACTGACTTGATCTGTAATGAACTCCACGTCTGTCACAAGCAAAACATAGTCTCCATTGTTTAATTGAATAGCACTCCCTGGTGAAACTTTTAGCCTTTCCTCTTCTTTAGGCGAAAATGTATTAACAACAATTTCAGCACTTCTAGTGACATCCACATTACCAACTCCAACTAGAATATTGGCTTGTTCATCGTAAAAAGAAGACCCCTTTCGGATCATATATTTTTTAAACAAAGGAATTTGAGTCAATTTTTTTTCATTATCTTGCTCATTAGATATGTTAGGATTAGTTTCTTTTTTCTCCCTTCTTAACTCAGCATTTTCTGCATTTAATTTTTGAAATTTCTCATATAGTGTTGGGTTGATTTTTTCATTTTCTAACAGCCACGCTTTATACTGCTCATTCTCTAATTTAATCTGAGACATGTCCTTTTCAAGCAAGTCAAGTTTTATCTTATATTGGTTTGTAATGGACTTCTCAGTTTCGACACGAGATTGAACTAAAGTGTAGGCCGATATAAAAATTGACAATGTATACGTTATTAAAACTGTGACTGAGTGTTTCTGTAAACTATCACCTAATCCAGTAATGAATTTTTTCCTTTTGTATAAAGGTTTTCGTTTTGTAAAGCTCATGAATATTATCCTTCATTCATTTTCAAAACTTGTTGCCAATTTAGAGATTCATTTGCTTTACGGAACGTGCCCACACTGGGAACGCGAAAGTGGTGCCAATATGTTTGATGTACTTCTTTTTGCTCATCTTGCAAGGTCCTTCCGTGTCGGATCATATCTAACCACCCTGGCTCATCTGTATTTTTCCTGACAACTATGACACTTAATGGAGGTAAACCATTGTATAAACAATAAATAGACACCAGGCCTAAAGCCCCTGCAAGGGTCCTGCCAGCTTGTTTTCCATATCCCATTAGTTCTGCCAGTTCCCCATAGGTTATCGATTTACGTCCAGATAAAACGATCCCGGTTAAAATTATCCATATGATATGTGCCTGCTCGTACCGTCGTGTGTCACCAGGTACGAATGATTTTAGTTTAGGAACATCCAACACTGAATTCATAAACTCCCCTTCGTGCAAATATGCTCATTTTAATGAGCAAATTTGCACAAAACACC